AGAACAAGGGCAACCTCACCCCCAAGTTTTTCACCCAAGTCGTCAAGAAATACGAGGGGACGCGCCTCGGGAAGCAGGAACTCGACGCCGAAATCCTCGAAGACATGCCCGGTGCGCTCTGGAAACGCAGCGACATCGACAACGTGCGCATTCGGAACACCGGTCTCCCGATGCCCGCGATACTCAAGGCCGAGGAGCCTATTCCGGGCAGTCGCGTAGAAGTCCAAGACCTCGATATGCTGAAACGCATCGCGTACGCCATCATGAAACTCGTCCCCGAGGATTTGACGAGAGTGGTGGTCGCGGTCGACCCGAACGCCAGTAACGATGAGGGAAGCGACGAGATTGGTATAGTCGTTGCCGGTCAGGGCGTCTCGGGCCAAGGATACGTCCTCGCAGACCTTTCGATGAAAGGCTCACCAAACGAGTGGGCAACCACGGCCATCATCGCGCACGACATGTTCTCCGCTGACCGAATAGTCGGTGAGGCGAACCAAGGCGGCAACATGGTCGAGTACACCGTCGAGGCGACGGCCAAGTTTCTACGGATGGACGAGAAGCGGAAATCCGATTTCGTCTCAATCGTCCTCGTCCACGCGACCCGAGGCAAGGTGACGCGAGCAGAACCAGCCGCAGCGCTCTATGAGCAAGGGCGCGTCAGCCATGTTGGTACGCTATCAACCCTTGAGGACCAGATGTGCCTATTCACCTCCGATTTTGACCGAAAATCCATGGGGTATTCACCGGACCGGGTCGATGCGTTGGTGTGGGCGCTGACCCACTTGTTCCTCGAAGAGAACGACACTGGTATTCTCGACTTCTACAAGCAGGAGCATGTCGCCAAGCTCGCCAGACAGTCGGACGCGCTACAGGGCGCTAGCTCCGAGCCACAGGGGGACTGGGTGAAGATGCAAGCACCAGCCGGGGTGTCGACAGTCCACGGAGGCGACGGGACACAATACCTCGTGCAGGACGGCATCGCACTCGTCAAACCCGACGATGTGAAGGGTCTACGCGCTGCCGGGTTCGTGAAAGTCGCAGCTTGAGGACACCAGACCTTTTTGCAACCGGACCGCTCTGATAGTTTGCACCTCGCCATTCAACGGAGATTTTGAAATGTCAACGACCAAAATGCAAGCTCCTTCGGGCTTTGCCAATTCCACAGTTCAGGGCGGCAACGGAAGCTACACTGTCGACGCCGATGGCTTCGTCACGGTAGACAGTCGTGATATTGCTGCTCTCCTGACAGCCGGGTTTCTGATCGTCGACGCTCTGCGCGTTGTCGCTTCGCAGACTGTGGTTTCAGCCGGTCAAGCCTCTGCCAACGCCGCAGCTATCGACACCGGCCTCACCACCGTCACGGCTGTTCAAATCATGGTTCTGCGAGCCGGAAATGTTGTCACCTCGGACGCGGACGTAACTATCGCCGATGGCGTTGTGACCGTTGCAGACGGTGCCACCTACAATACCACGGCTGGCGATGTCATTCACCTTATCGGCGCGGGCGTATAACACCACGCTTATAAGGGGTACTGTCGAACATGGCCGACGAGAATGCAGGACGAGACAAGCAGTCGATGGGGGCATCTCGCTCGCTAGCTTCCTCGTATCCGACGACCATTTCATACGGCGGTGCCGGAATACAACGGGGGAGCGGGGCGGATTGGTTCGGACCATTAAATCCGATGAACCCAACCGCCCCGCCACAAGTCAAGGGGCGCATCCTCGACTTTCCCTCGGGGTACAACCTCTCACAGCAACCGAGGGCGTACGAGCCGGTCACGTTCCAAGTGCTCCGCAATCTGGCGGACGGGTACGACCTTCTGCGTATCATAATCGAAACGCGCAAGGACCAGATGTCCCGGCTCAAGTGGAACATCGTCCCCCGAGCACACGCGAAAAAGAAATCCAAGCAACCGGAAATGGTAGAGGCCATCGAGCAAATCGAGCGGTTCTTTGTCCGTCCGGACGGCACCCATTTTTGGGCCGATTGGCTTCGGTTAATCCTTGAAGACCTTCTGGTCCTCGATGCACCGGCTGTTTATCGCCGCCGTACTTATGGTGGCAGTCTTTATGCTCTTGAGCCTATTGACGGCTCCACCATCAAGCGCGTCATCGACGATTGGGGCCGCACTCCACAATTTCCTGTGCCAGCGTATCAGCAAGTGCTCAAGGGCCTCCCGGCCATCGACTACACCACCCGCGACCTCATCTATCGCCCACGAAATCTGCGCACCCATAAAGTGTACGGCTTCGGTCCGGTCGAACAAATCCTGATGACCGTCAACATCGGCATGCGTCGCCAAGTGTGGCAGTTGCAGAGCTTCACCGAGGGAACGATACCCGAGGCCCTGATAGGCACACCCTCGACGTGGACCCCGGACCAGATACGCGCATTCCAAGACTATTTCGACAGTCTTCTGCAGGGTAACACCGGGGAGCGTCGTCGCGCCCGGTTCGTCCCCGGCGAGCTGGCCAAGGGGTACGTCGCCACCAAGCCAAGCGAGCTATTCGGCGAAGCCGAGGAGTGGCTCATCCGGGTTGTCTGCTTCGCTTTCGGTGTGTCCGCACAGCCGTTCGTCAAGATGATGAACCGGGCGACAGCCGAGACCGCTCAAGAGAGCGCAGCAGAGGAGGGTCTCGCGCCCATCCAAAACTGGGTCAAGGGCTTCATGGACAGCATTATCCTCGATGATTTCGAGAACGAGGACCTAGAGTTCGAGTGGCTGGACGAGGACGAACTCGACCCGAAGACCAAGTCAGAAATTCTCGACAAGGAAACCGGCAACGGCACCCTGACCCTCAACGAGGCTCGCGCCGAGAAGGGCCTAGACCCGTACGACCACCCGGACGCAAACCGTCCGATGTTTCGTGGCGCACAGGGCTATGCCCCGATATTCAAGACCCCGGAGGAACAGGCCGAGGCGGACGCCATGAAGGAGCAACTCCTAGGCGCTGCAGGTGCCGCTCCGGGGGACGAAGAGGTACCCGAGGGTGAAGAGGAGGAGGGCAAAGGCCCGACACCGCCCCCGGCCATCCAAGTACCCGCCGCTATGGTCAAGTCGAATACACAGGAGGACGGCACGGAAGCCTCCCTCCCTTTCGGTCACGTCTTGGCAAAGGTTGGAGCGGTAAAAGGCTCTAAGGTCTATGTTGACCCGGACCGCGACGACGCGGTTCTCGCCGTCAAGACACTCAAGCGCACGATAGCGAAGACACTCCGGGTTGCGGCGAGCAGTATCTCCGAGCAGATTAGGGCCAAGCTCTCCGAACTCGGGAAAGCCGACACCCCCGAAGACCCGATAGACATCGACGATATTCTCAACAGTCTTGATATCGTGTTCTTTAACGACGACGCGGACGACATCGCCGAGGACCTTGAGGGCGTATTCCGCACGGCTGGCACTGCTGCTCTGGCTCAAGTCGGCTCGGAGGCGATTACCAACGAGGTAAACGACCGGGCGGTCGAGTGGGCGCGTGAACACGCTGCAGAACTCGCCGGTCTAACTGACAACGAGGACTACAGTCTCGATGCTTCGACGCGAGCCATGCTCCGGGGCACCATCGTCAAGGGACTGACGGACAACATCGGCGCGGATGCCATTGCCGAGGCAATCAAGGAGACATACGCCTTTTCGGACGAGCGGGCCGAGTTGATAGCCATGACCGAAATCGCGAGCGCTAACTCGCTCGGTGCATTGGCCGGGTACGAGGAGGCGCAGCGCTCCGGGATTAAGCTCGGTAAAAGCTGGCTGATACTTGAGGATGCTTGTGAAATCTGCCACGAGAATGAAGACGCCGGGGTAATCGAACTCGACGAGACATTCCCGAGCGGAGACCTCGCGCCCCCGGCGCACCCGAACTGCCGCTGCGTACTGGTACCAGAAGTCGAGGGCGAAGAGCAGGACCCCGAGGAAACGATGGAGCTGATGGCCAAGGCCCTGCTCCCCCGCGATGTCAAGGGTCGGTTCAACACGGACCCCGGCAAGACGTTTCTCGCTAACATGGTGACGGGTATCCCCGGCGTGAAAGCGAAACCGGGCCACAAATTCTCCGAGCAAATACAGGAAGACGCAGAGGGAGACGTGGACGAGACGCCGTTCGAGAAGGTGCACAACCTCGACGCCATGTCCTCGCATTTCCCAGTCGAAAAAGACTTACGCGACCCAATTTGGGCCATGGGAGGTTCTGCAGCCGCGACCGCCGAGCGAGAAGCGTCTCTCCAAGTATTCGTCCCGTTCGACCAGTGCGTCGCTACGCAGGACTATTGCGACGAGGACAAGGTGCAGCTGTACATGGACGACCCCACGGCCAAGGGTTTCGCTCCGATGGCGCACAAGATTGGCGACAAGTATGCCATTCAGGACGGTCATCACCGGGCCGTCGCGTCTAAGCTTCGCGGCCTCGCCGGGATGGAAATGAACGTCGCCGAAAAGAGTTGACGAGGGGCGGTTCTTCCGTGCGCGTGGAACCCCTGCTTTTTTCGCCACTTAGAAGTATCGGGGGACTATGTCGAAATCGAACGCTTTGCTGAACCTTTTCGTCCCATTGACCAAGGTCGATGAGGAGAACAGGCTCGTATATGGTCAAGTCGCTGCCGAGGTCGTAGACCGGGCGGGCGAGACGATGGACTATGCCACCTCGAAAGTCAATTTCCAGAAGTGGAGCGACCAAGTCCACTCTTCCTCGGGAGGTATGTCCAAGGGGAACCTCCGGGGCATGCATGGTAAGGTAGCGGCTGGTAAGCTTACGGACCTCACCTTCAACGATGACGAGAAAGTCATCGAGTGCGTGTCCAAGGTTGTCGACGATAACGAGTGGCAGAAAGTCCTCGAAGGCGTATACACCGGGTTCTCGATGGGCGGGCGCTACGAAAAGCGGTGGGACCTCGAAAAGGGCGACGGCACCAAGGAGAAACGGTATACTGCTCTCCCCTCCGAAGTTTCGCTCGTCGATGTGCCGTGCATCCCGACTGCAATGTTCTACGAAGTAATCAAATCGGACGGTTCCTCTGAAATGCGCAAATTTGCCAGCGCAGAAGACGGGGCCGACGAACCACTCGCCAAAGGAGGCGCACCGATGAACGTCGAGTTTAACCCAACGAACGACCAGATTTTGCCGGTCGCGCAAGAACTGGCAAAAGCAGCGGGCAAGCCCGAGACTGCTTGGCTCGATTTCGTCATCCCCGCGACCGAGACCCTCAAAAAGGCGTTCGAGGCCAAGGAAAAGGGTGAGGCCGAGGAGGAAGCTCCTGCAGCCGAGGGCAAGGAAAGCGAAGAAAAGCCAGCCGGTGGCGGTGAACCAACCGACGAGGGTGCCGAGGCCGAGGAACCCACCAAGGGCAACGAAGGCGATGTCCTTGACGAGGAAGAGCGCGAGGAAGCTATCAAGTCCGAGGACGGTGCAGACGATGCCGCCCCCGCCGCCGAGGCCGATGCCAAGGAAGAGAAGTCCGAAAAGGACGATAAGGCCGAGAAGGCTGACTTCCCCGAACTGCAGCAAGGATGGCGGGCCAAGGACGGCCAATTCTTCGCGAAAAAGGCTGACGCGCTTGCGCACAACGACAGCTTGGAGAAAGCTGCAGACCTCGACCCCGAAAGTCTGGCGGGCAAGCTCGCAAAGATGGCCGAGCAAGTGGCGGCTATCGGCGCGGATGGCGACAAGGACGAGACCGATGGGACCGAGGAAGAGGTCCCCGAAATCGTCAAGTCGCTGAACGCATACGCCGATTTGCTGTCGCACCCCGAGACCCTCAAAAAGGGATTGTACGAGGTTTCGCGCATGTCGGACGTTCTGCGCTCCGCTGCGTCGCTTACCATTTGCTTGACGAGCGAAGCTGCCCGCGAGGGTGATAATTCGCCTCTGCCCGCCAAGATGGAAGGCATTGTCGGCGAGTTGAGCACCGCTCTCATCGAACTGGCACAGGAAGAAACCGCCGAGTTGCTCGCTGGTATGGCCTCCGCACGTGCCAAGTCGGAAGCCACCGAGGGCGCGGGCGCTTCGTACTGCTATCCCGACGAGTACATGGCTCTCGCGGCTCCCATTTTGGGCCTCGAAAAGTCGGCTCTCGAAGAAATGGGCAACGATGTTCTGGCGAAACGCGCCCCGGTCGAGCCGGTGGACGATGTTGCCGCCAAGGTGGAAACGCTGGAGAAGGCTCTCGCCGAAACCAACGACAAGCTAGCCAAGCGCGATGAAGAAATCGCCACGGCGCTGCCTCTCTTGGAAAAAATGCAGAAGGAAATCGAGCGCATCAACGCGCTCCCGATGCCGTCCGCCCCCATCACCAACGTGGTCGACAAGTCGCATGACGTGACCGGCATGGTAAAGGGCGACGACCTCCGGGGACACAACGACGCTGCTACGGCTTCTAACCTGATGCAAAAATTCGACAAAGATACCCTTGTGGATGCTGCCATTCGTATGGCACAACAGCAAGGTCAGCCGATGATTAATCGGTAAAGATATTCGAGACCAAGTCGAGGGAACCGGGGACGGGAATACGGCAAGGTCGAGAGGGGGAAACCGGAGACGGGGACCAAAACAGGGCATCCGACGAACTAGCCCATCGTCACGTTAAGGATTGAAAAATGAACACCGAAACTCTTGCAGAAATGCAAAAGGCGCTTTCCGAAGCGTTCTCGGCTCCGATTGCAGACCCCCGGTTGCCCGAAACGCTCGCGAAAAGCACCTTTTCCCAGTCCGGTTCCGCCACGAGCGGCCTGACTTTTTATGACCTCGAACTCGGCGCAAAGTTCCTGTACCCTGTTCTTACTCCGCTACGCAACGAAATTCCTCGCGTATCGGGCAAGGGCGGCATTCAGGCCAACTGGCGCGCAGTCACCAAGATTAACTCGACCGGGGTACGCATCGGCGTCTCGGGCGGTAATCGCGGTGGTGTAATCGCCGTCACGACCAAAGACTACACTGCCTCCTACAAGGGCATCGGTCTGGAAATGAACGTCGATTTCGAAGCACAGTACGCTGGCCAAGGCTTCGACGATATCCGCGCAATCGCTGCCAAGACTGGCCTCGAAGCGCTGATGCTCGGCGAAGAGCTTATCCTGCTCGGCGGCAACGGTTCGCTGGCTTTGGGTACAACCCCGACGCCTTCGCTCGCAGCCCTCACCACTGGTGGCGGTTTGTCGAACGGAACCTATTCCGTCATTTGCGTCGCCCTCACCCTTGAAGGCTACGTGAACTCGTCAATCGCTGGCGGCATCCCCGCAGAAATCGTACGCATCAACGCGGACGGTTCCTCGGATACGTTCGGCGGTGGCTCCGCGCAGAAGTCTGTCAATGCGACGCAAGTCCTTTCTGCCGGTACGGCGGTTCAGGGCGTGTCCGCAGTCGTGACTGCTGTCAACGGTGCCGTTGCGTACGCGTGGTTCTTTGGTGCCGCTGGTGCCGAGACCCTGCACTCGCTGACCACGGTGAACAAGGCCACGTTCCTTGCCGCCTCGGCTGGTACGCAGACCGCAGCTTCGTTGCCCGCTTCGGACAACTCGGCGAACAACCTGATTTTCGACGGCCTCATCACACAGGCTTTCCAGACGAACTCGGGTGCCTACATCAGCCACATGAACGGAACCACCCTGACCGGTGACAACGCGGGCGGTATCGTCCAAATTGACGCCGCGCTCAAGCACTTCTGGGACGAGCAGCGCTTGTCACCCGACAGTATTTGGGTCAACTCGCAGGAAGCTTTGACAATCTCGAAGCTGATTGCGGCTGGTACGGGTTCGGGTTCGAACTTCCGTTACACGGCTGACATCAAGGACGGCATGGTTGCCGGTGGTGTCATGGTCAAGGAATACCTCAACCGGTTCTCCATGGCCGGTGGTCAGGTAATCCCTGTCCGCATCCACCCGAACATGCCCGCTGGTATGATACTCTTCACCACCATGAAGTTGCCGTACCCGCTGTCGAACGTTGGTAATGTCATTCAGGTTCGCACCCGTCAGGACTATTACCAAATCGAGTGGCCGCTTCGCTCGCGTAAATACGAGTACGGCGTCTACGCAGACGAGGTTCTGCAGCACTACTTCCCGCCTTCACTGGGGGTCATCGACGGCATCTCGCCCGCTTGATGATTGGGGACTGCTGTTGCGGTTCGTAACCGGAGAGGGGCGGCGAGCAATCGTCGCCCTAATCCTTTTTTGAGGAGTACAGAAAAGTGAACACTTTGAAAACCCCGTCGACGATGACCAGCTTCAATATCGCTGGCGCAGTCTACGAAGCCGATGAAAACGGCCACGTCCATGTTGACAACCCGGACCACGTCGAGACCTTGAAGCGCTTCGGTTGCTTCGACCCCGTGACGGAAGTCGACCCCGAGGCTCAAGTCGTGGACGCTGCAACCGGCGACCCAGTTACCGACGCCGAGCGCGAGGAACACGCCCTGACGCAGCGCAAGCTCGATGTCGCCATCGGCCAAGTAGCCGAGCGTGACGAAATTCTCGAACGTCTCAAGGCAGACCACCTCCGTATCGTCGATGCGCTGCATGAAAACGGCCACGATATTGCAGACGGTGAAACCATCGCGGACGCGGTCGTCCGTGTACTCGGTGCTCCCCCGGCTACTGACACCGCCGAGGACCCTGCTGACGCATCCGGAGGTACCTCCGAGAAGCAGGAAGACGCTGCCGGAGCTGGTGATGCCGGTAAGCTGGTGCGCCCCGCCGAGGACAGTACCCGCGACGACCTCGTCGAGTGGCTGAACACCAACCGCGTGGAAGGTGCCGAGGACGTTTCGCCGTCCATCAGCAAAGCCAACGCATGGCTGGCAGTTGACGCACTGCTCGCGGCAAAGGCGTAAAAAATGGGAGGCACTAGCAACCTCACCACCTTGGAGCACGTCAAGCAGTGGTTGTCTATCGAGAATAGCAACACCGAAGCTGACGTTCTACTCGGTCGGTTAATCCGGGCGGCTAGTGCCTTCGTTTTGAACTATATACAGCGCGATAGTCTGGCGCTCACACAATACAACGACGTCTACGATGGGTACGGCAACGGCTTCATGGTCCTCCGCCAGTTCCCAGTGACGTCTATTATCTCTCTTTCTGTTCTCGGTTCTCCGCTGCGCCCCGCTCAAGGCGATGGTCAGACGCAGCCGTTCCGGGATGGATACATTCTCGAAAGCTCAAAATCCGTCACCTCGCAGCAGCGGGTCACACTGTTTGGGCATCGCTTCCCGCGACAGAAATCTTCGGTTTCCGTCAGCTACATGGCCGGGTACGTAATCGAAGCCGAGCGCCACACCGTACCGGACGCCACCCCGTTCGTCGTTGGTACCACATTCACGTGGCTCGAAAATGTCGAAGTCACACTCGCCGATGGTACACCTCTTGTTGAGGTCACTGGTGCGCCCGCCTCGGGTCAGTACTCGGTTGACGCCTCCGGGGTTTACACCTTCAACGCCGACTTGGCAGACGAGGACGTCCTGATTTCGTACAGCTACGTCCCTGCCGACATCGAGCAAGCCGTCTTTGAACTGGTCGGCGAGCGATACAAGACCAAGGACCGCATCGGGTACGTCAGCAAGTCCCTCGGTGGACAGGAGACCGTGACCTTCGACGTCCGGGCGATGAACCCGTACATTCGCGAGCTTCTGCAGCCGTACACTCGGGTGGTCCCGGTCTGATGCTCGTCGAGATTTCCATAGTCGGCGACAAGGAGCTAATTGCCCGCCTCGACAAGATGCCGACTGCTATCCGCCAAGCTCTGGAACTTAAAGTGACCAGTCTGGCCCTCCGACTGGAAAAACTGGTCAAGACCGGCAAACTTAACGGCCAAGTGTTGAACCGTATCAGCGGACGGCTCGCCCGGTCGATTAACAACAAGGTTACGGTCACGGCGAACAGCGTGTTTGCCAAGGTCTTTTCGGCTGGCGATGTCAAGTACGCCGCGATACATGAGTACGGGGGCCAGACGGCACCGCACATCATCGAACCCAAAAAAGCACAGGCTCTGGCGTTCATGGGAGCGGGCGGCATGGTATTCGCCAAGAAAGTGAACCACCCCGGCTCAAAGATGCCGCAGCGCTCTTTCATGAGGTCCGCTCTTAGGGACATGTCGACCGAGATTTCGCTCGGAATGAAAAAAGCCGTAGTTGATGCGGCCAACAAAGCGGTGCACGGCAAATGAGCCTATTCGGACAGACCCGGCCCTCTCGCGAGCAAGTGTTCAAGGCGCTATACGCTCTCACCGATGGAGTTCAGTGGAACATAAACCCGGACGAGGGAGGCCCGCCCGAATACGAGACGTTTAAGACCCGGACGCGTCGTATCAAGCTGTTCTCCGATGTACCCGGCCCCGAGCAACCGTGGATAGGGCAGGCAGAACACACCGAGACTTCGCAGCAAGTGACGGGTATGCCATACAAGCGTATTTGGGCCGCTCAATGGATAGTATACCATCAGGCTGGTCTCCAGCCGAAAGCCGAACCCACCATCCGAAACAATCTTATCATCGACGCTCTAGAAGCGGCGATAGCACCAAAGCCGCAGGACCAAGGGTTCTTTGACGAGAGAAATACCTTGATGGGACTAGTCTATCACTGCTTTATAGACGGCGAAGTTTTCAAGGACCCCGGTGACATCGACAACCAAGCGATGATTGTGGTTCCCATCAAGCTTCTTGTACCGTAAGGAGAATATCGTGGCGGAAACTAGCACGGCGAAAGTCGAAAAGACGAAAGAGCCGACACTTGCGGACAAGGTTGCTGCAGCTGTCGACAAATGGGTAGTGGAGGAGCTTCACAACTCGGATTTTTCTCGGGACACCCCGGCTTGGAACCATTTCCAGTCGAAAAAGGGCGCTCTTGTCAAAGCAATTGAACAGGGAGTTAAGTAACAATGGCACAGTATCTATTCGGCACCGGCCAGCTCTACACTACGCCAGTCGGCGGTGGTGCACCGCTGCGCATCGGTGCTCTGCAGGACGTCTCGGTCGAGTTCTCGGGCGACACCAAGATGTTGCACGGTCAATACCAGTTCCCGCTCGATGTGGCTCGCGGTAAAACCAAAATCGAAGGCAAAATCGGTTCGGGTAACATCGACGTTGCTGCTTTCAATAGCATCTTTTTCGGCGAAACCGTTTCTCTCAATACCGAAGTGAAGCAGATTTTCTCCGAAGCGGCCTCGGTCCCGGCGACGCCCGGTCCGTACACCGTCACGGTTGCCAACGGTGCGACATTCTTCCAAGACCTCGGCGTCTATGACGCTGTTACCGGTCTGCCGTTGAAGCAAGTTGCCGCTGCCCCCGCCTCGGGTCAGTACTCCGTCACTGCGCTTGGTGTTTACACCTTCAATTCGGCGCAAGAAGGTGACGCGATGCTGTTCAACTACATGTACACCGCCAACACCACGGGTGCCGGTACCATGCAAATCAACAACCAGCTCATGGGTTCGACGCCCAAGTTCCGGTTGATTGCTTCGCAGGTGTACAACGGGAAGACCTTCACCCTCTGCCTCAATTCGATTGTCGCCGACAAGCTGTCGCTCCCGCTCAAGCAGGACGACTACGCTATCTCGGAGTTCGGCTATCAGGCACAGGCGGACGACAGCAACAAGGTCGGGTTCATCTCCACCACTAGCGCGACTGGTGGCGGGGCTTAAACCCCACACTGGGGACCGGTCGCTTTTGGGGGAGGCCGGTCCCCGCAACTAAAAAACAAAGGGTAAAAACATGGCAAAAGTTACGATTAATGGTACCGAATACACCATCGACAAGCTCAAGTTCAAATCTCTCAAGCGTTCGTGGCCGCACATGTCGAAGGCGCGGGATGCCGACGAGAGCAGCGAACGGGACATGATTGATACGATTGACTCGGGCATCAGCATTCTCGCCATCGGTCTGAACAAGACCTCGCAGCTTCCTCCTCCGCTCAAGGATTTGCTTGACGCGATGCCAGACGAAGACAAGAACGATATCGACAAGCGCGAGAAGGTTTGCTTCGACTGGATACAGGAAGAACTTGACGCGGACGAAACGCTCGGCATTTCCAACACCGTCCATCAGATTATGGTTGAAGCCGGGATGATACCAGCCGAGCAGCCTACTGGGGAGCCGGGAAAGGTACCTCCAAGCCCTTCGACGGAGACTTCGACAGCCTAATCGCGGAGTTAGTCGCTGCCGGGTGCTCTGGAGGAGACTGGGAGTTAGTCGAAGAGCGGTGGTCAATGTACGAGTACAACGCTATGCAGAAACACTGGAGGCTTAACGGTCCCCCGGTGTACATGGCGGTGGCTGGTTATTTGGGCCTAATAAAGGAAGACAAGAAAGCTTCGACAGAGTATGGTAGTCTAGACGAACTGGCCGCAATGTTCGGTTCTACCGGGGGTGAGATAACGCTGCAATGAGTGGTGAAGATGTCAACGTAAAATTTGGTGGCACAACCACCGACTTAGACGCAGCTTCTAACCGTGCAAAAGCGGACATCAAAGGCGTATCTGACACCGCCAAGGTTGCGACCGGCACATTCGGTGCTCTCGGCTCAAAAATCAAGGGAATGTTTACCTCCATCAAGGAGGGTTTCTCGACCGGGTGGGCGCAAGGTCTCAAGGATGCGTCCGACAAGGCACAGGACCTAGGTGCGAACGCGGATATCGCCGGGGTCCGCCTCGGGGGTATGGCCAAGACGATGGGGGTCGTCGCGGTCGCTGCTGCTGGTATTTCTGCCGCCATCGGTCTGGTCAAGTGGGGAGCCGCTTTCGGTGACGCTGCCGAGCAGCTAGACAAGACAGCCCAAAAACTGAACATGACCGCAACCGAGGTCTCCAAGTGGAACGCCCTCGCCACGACTGCCGGTATGTCTACCCAGTCTTTCGCTTCCTCGGCCACCCGGCTGGAGCGGGCGATGTTCGCTGCTGCCAACGGAGGCAAGGCACAGAAAGCCGCTTTCGACCAGCTCGGCATCTCTATCGACAAGAACTCGACCGCGACCGGTACACTTCTCCAGATATCCGACAAATTCAAGAACATGGAGAACGGCCCGAAGAAAATCGCTGCCGCCATGACCCTGATGGGCCGCTCTGGTGCGGAGATGATACCCATCTTCAACCAAGGCTCCGAAGCGATACGCGAGCAGTTCGAGCTTGCTGACCAATACGGCGCGGTCGTCTCGGAGAGCATGCAAGCGGCTGGTCTGGCCGTCGACAACGCCATGGACGAGATGTCTCTCGGCATGCAGGGCGTCAAGAACACACTATTCGAGGCTCTGGCCCCGGCAATCGTCGCGACGACCGAGTTCATGAACGACATGATAAAGGCGTTCATCGACAGCTACCGGGCCGGGGGAGCGGTCAAGACCACGATTAACGTAGTGGTGGGAGCGCTGAAAGTCGCCATTACTGCGACCGCGACGGTCATCACCGCGTTTCGGGTTATGTGGAACGCCATCCAAGGAATAACGACCGCCGTGGTCGGCTCTGCGATGGTGATGTCCCGAATATGGCAGGACGTGAAGAGCGGCAATCTGGTGGCCGCTGCAGCCAATGCGAAAGCCGGTTTCCAAGCTGTCGGCAAGGAAGCCACCAAGAGTTGGGGCGCTGCAAAGAACGCGGTCGGCGATTACCAGAAATTTGTGCAGTCCACGTGGGGTAAAGGTCCGAAGGGCGCTAAGCCGCAAACTGGGGGAGGACTGGGAGACCTCGACGCCGGTCTAGGCGGGGGTGGTTCGAAAAAGAAAGACACGAGCGCAGCTGATGCTAAACGCGCAGCGGACGAGAAGCGTCGTATTGCCGAGGAGGCGCTACGAGCTGAAATCGAGGACCTTGATTACAAGCAGGACTTGGCCAAGGAAAACTATGAAGAGCAGCTCCGTCTTGAAGAGGAAAAGCTCGCCAAGATTAAGGCGTTTTATGGTGAGGACAGCCGGGAATACACCAAGGCGATGCGAGCCAAAACCCGGATGGAGCAGGACCATGCTCAAGACGTGGTGCGCCTCAACCGGGAAAAGGTGAAAAAGCTCGAACAAATCGCGGAGATGCGAGCAGAAACCGAGCGCGACCTCCTGTCTATCTCGCTCGACGCCGAGCGCGAGCACTTCGACACGTTGGATAGCCTCGGTCAAGTAAGCAACGCGCAGCGCATCGCGAGCCGGATGGCCTTCCAGCAGAGGGAACAGGCCGCTCAAGTAGCGCACGAGAACAGGATATTCCAGATTAAGTCGCAGTCCATCAAGGACCAGATTGCGCTAGACAACCTTCTCCCCTCGGAGAAGGCCAAGCTCCTGTCGGACCTCGAAATCCTGCAAGTCGAGCACGAGGGCAAGATGCTCCGTATCGCCGCGCAATCGTCGAGCGAAATCCAGCGCATCAACGACATGGCGGCAAAGCAAACCGCCGACAAATGGCGCGGGATGATTGAACCCATCGGCTCCGCGTTTGACGGTTTCTTGCAGTCGATGTGGACCCGGTCGCAGACCTTTAGTCAGGGCCTCCTCCAAATGGCGGACCAGATTGTCGGCTCGTTCATCTCCATGGGCGTCAAGATGGCGCAAGACTGGATTATGCGCGAAATAATGAAGACGACCGCGACGCAAGCGCAGAACGGTATCCGCGTAGCCAGTGACGCGACCGCTGCTGCGACTAGTGCGACGACTTCTGCCGCTGCTGGTTTGACGCAAGTCACCACGAACGCTGCAGTCGGTGCCTCGGGTGCCTTTGCCGCAACCGCTCCCATCCCGTTCATCGGCCCCGGCCTCGCCCCCGGTGTGGCCGCTGCAGCGATGGCCGCTATTTTGGGCTTCGGTGGTATGATTGCCTCCGCTGCTGGCGGGTACGACATTCCGGCTGGTGTTAACCCTATGACCCAGTTGCACGAGAAGGAAATGGTCCTCCCGGCTAAGTTCGCCGTACCTCTGCGCCAGATGCTCCAAGGTGCCGGTCCGCAGAGTGGAGGTCTCGGCGCTGCTGCTGCCGGGGCCGGGGCCGCTGCGCGTTCGGAGATATCTTCCCGTAGGTCGGAGCAACAGTTTAACTACCAGCCCAAAATCGACAACGTGAACGCGGACCTCTCAACTATGCTGCGCCGGGATGCTGCCACCATGCGGCGCTGGTTGCGAAATGAGGCCCGAAATGGTAAGATGGGAGCTATAGAGTAATGGCGGTCGTTGATATGGAAGGGTTCGACTGGCTACCGAACACGAACGGAGGCAATTTCGCCTCGTCGTTAATCGCTGACGGTTGGGTGGGTGACGTCTCGGAGCAATTGCGCCTCTCGTCCCCCGGTCGCTTCGGTTACGGCAATGCAATGCAAATCGGGCGGACGGCTGGCGAGGTTGGTGCGAAGCAAGTCTACAAGCTGATGAAAAAGCGCGTCGCATCTGGAACATTTGTGGTCGGGTTTGCTTGGTATCAAAACCCGATAGACGCCAGCGCTAATCCCAACTCTTTCCGTCTGTATGACGGTATCGCCGGGGCAACTCGGGTTATCTGCACCTTTCAGAGGTTCGGTCAAATTAGTTGTGGCGGTTTCACTTCAAACCTCGGCGCTTACATCGAGGAGACTTGGAACTATATAGAAATAAAAGGCTCTATCGGCACACCCGGCGATTTCGAAGTAAAACTCAACGGCGACATAATAATCCAAGGCAACTCGGTCACGGTTAGCGGTGGCTTCGACTTCTGGTCGGTCCGCCTCGGCGACACCGTCAACGACCGAGTGAACAGCTTTTTTGACGACGTATACGTTCTCGACGACACCGGGGGCGTGAACACCGACTATCTAGGGAACGTCCGGGTCGTGGCGCAGCGCCCGGTATCAGATGGCGACGTAATCCAGCTTGACCCGGTTGGCGCAGCCACCAACTGGCAAGCGGGCGACAACCCCGGTCTTTCGGGAGGTATTTACGCCGAGACCGATGTGGTGGGCGAATACGACCTTTACGACATGAACCCGAATATCGCCGCCAGAGATATTTTCGCCGCTCAAGTCAAGACGTTCCTCCTGCAGGACAACGGTATCCAGCTTCGCGGGGGTCCCATCATCAAGACCGGGGGAGTAGAGTACGGTTCCGAGGACCGGGGCCTCGCTGGTGGGTATCGCTCTGTGGTGGAAATTTGGGACCGCAATCCCGGCACGACAAACCCGTGGACAGCCGCAGAGCTGAACGCCATCCAAGCCGGACCGAAACTCGTCAGTAGCGCGTAATGGCTGACGAGTGGCGCGTCAGTTGGTTTGGTATCGAGGTATTCAAGGTCGCCGAGCCGGGGGTGATGTCTGCGACCGGTAACGGCGTAGAGAACATTCAATATCAAGACCCTCCCCCCAAAATGAGGGCAACCGGTACCGGTATCCAGAACGTCGAGTATCAAGCGCCAAATCCCAAAATGAGGGCAACCGGTACCGATATCCAGAACGTTGAGTACCAACTGCCCTTGCCCTTCATGCGGGGGGCGAGTACTGTGATACAGGCTATACAAAGAGCACCCGAGGTAAGCATGGCAACCGAAATTTACCCTGATTTGATAGGACTTGGCTACAGTGTCATGCTCCGCCCCATGTTCAGTACGAAAGTGTCCGAGAACGCGAGCGGTCAGGAGACCCGCACTTCCTATTGGCAGAACCCGAAATGGGAAATCACCCTCACATACGAGTACCTCCCGAACCGGTCGCCAAACCCGGACACCGACTACAAGGAACTGCTCGGTTTCTTCCTCGCTCGCCGGGGCAAGTTCGAAGACTTCCTCATCAAGGTTTCCGACAACCACCAAGTTGTGAACGGGGCGCTCGGTGAGGGCGACGGACTTACCGTCGAGTACGAATTGACCCGTCAGCTTGGGACCCACTTCGAACCAATCGGCCAAGCGGACCCGGCAAACACCGTCATCAAGGTCCGGTTGCCCGAGGCGCACGTCATCCCTGCCACTCCGGGGCCGTACACCGTGACCGTCGCGCATGTTCCCATCACCGACTATGGCGTCACTGGGTTCACCAAGGTCTCGGGCGTCCCGGCCTCGGGTCAGTACTCTGTCAACGAGACGACCGGGGTCTACACCTTCAACGCTGCGCAAGAGGGCGACGCCATCACTATCGACTACCAGTATACGGCGGTCGAGGGGATTGGCGACGACTACACAATCCTGATGCCCCGGACCATCGTCTTCAACACTTCCCCTCCAGTCGGGGCCGTAATTACCGGCGATTTCGAGTACTATTTCGTCGTCCGCTTCATGAACGATGACAACGAGTTCGACTTGTTCATGGACATGCTCTACGAGAGCAACGAAGTGGCGCTGTTGAGCCAAGTATGAGGCCGATAACACCCCAACCCGGTTTCACCGACGCGGACCTCGTCGCCCTGCTTGCGACCAAGCGTTTCGCGTATGCCGACTGCTACACCTTCACCAACAAGGACGGCGTCGTCCTCCGGTACGCGACCGCGCAGAAAAAGGTGAACATACAAAACCCAGTCCCGGACGCGATGTCGGGACCGCTGGAGTACCTCACCAGTCTGGTCAAAGTTTCGGGTCTCAAGCTGCAGCTCGGTATCGGCGTCGAGGTTGATGAACAAGACATCATCCTCGAATACTCTGAGAACTTGCTGTATAATGGCCAGATGCCCTTTGCTGCCGCCCTCAAGTTTGGCCGGTTCGACGGCTCGGTCATCCGCCGAGACCGGTACTTCGCTCCGAAGTGGGGAGACCCGTGGGTCGGCGGTGTACCGATGTTTGTCGGATTGACCTCCACCCTCGAAAGTATTTCCCGGTCGGAGTGCGCCATGAAGGTCAAGTCGAGCCTCGTGCTCCTCAAGACCCCCATGCCCCGCAAGTCATTCCAGCCCGGTTGCTTGTGGACCCTATTCGACGGCGGGTGTGGTCTCGACCGAAACGATTTCGATACTGCCGGGACCATCGGTGTCGGCTCGACTGCAAGCCTCATTAATTGGGCCGGTGCAACCGCTGGCATGCGTTTCGGCACTATCTATGTCGAGGACGGCTCGGGCGTCACACAAGTCAGGACTATCGAAGACGTGGTCCCCGGTGTGTCGCTCTCTCTGGCTTACCCGCTAGACTTTGAACCCATCGGAGGAGAGACCTTCGTGGCCTACCCCGGATGCATCCGGACGTACGCCCGGTGTGGCGAGCTTGGTAATCAGGCTCGGTACCGAGGATACCCTTACGTACCGGTCCCGGAGACTTCGTACTGATGTCAGCCCGAGAAGCCACCATCGCTGCCGTCAAGACGTGGATAGGTACTCCTTACCACCACCGGGCAAAGCTCAAGGGGTACGGGGTAGACTGTGGTCAGTTGATAATCGCCGCTTTCGCCGAGGCTGGCCATATCGAGGATTTCGAGACTGGCGATTACACTTGCGATTGGCACTTGCACCGAAGTCAAGAAAAGTACCTGTCTTTCGTCGAGCGGCATCTCGTCCGGGTGGACGATAGCGAGGACCTCTCGGTAGACGAGCGCCTCATTTTGGACCCAAATTGGACCATTGCCCCCGGTGACGTCGTCGTGTTCCGGGTCGGACGAACCTTTAGCCATGGCGGGGTTTGTACTGGCTGGCCGAACATGGTACACTCCTATTTTCCCGCCGAGACCGTGGAGGAGTGCTCTTTGCTCGCAGACAAAGCCTTGGCCGAGCGCCCGATGCGCGTTTACACTTTTGAGGGGTACGGCTCATGAGCTTATTCCTCGGAGGCGGTAAAGCCAAGAAACCTCAATACACCGGGTTGCAGTTGCAGTCTTCGTCCTCCGTTCTGCCGGTCCCGGTCGGATGGGGGTTTCAGCGCTTCGCTCCCAACCTTATCTGGTACGGCGATTTTAAGTCGAAGAAAAAGAAGGTCAAAGCCGGTAAGGGCGGACCGAAGCAGACCGAATACACCTACTCGGCTTCGATCATTCAGGCTCTCTGCGAGGGCGTGGTGTCTGGTATTGACCGGGCGTGGAAAGACGACGAGCGCTCGACCCTAGCCGGTCTCGGGTTCTCGCTCTTCACCGGCACGATACCCCAAGCGCCTTGGGGTTACATGACCTCGAACCATCCCACCGAGGCGCTAGGTTATTCGGGAACTGCGTATGTCGCCGTCGCTAACTACGACTTAGGGAACCAAGCGAGCCTCCCGAACCACAGCTTCGAGGTACGCCTCCCCCTGTACGACACCGGATACGCCGGGACTGGGGACGCGGACTGTGCTCTCGTAGTTGAGGACATGCTGACCAACGTCAACTACGGGGTGAATTTCCCCTCTTCCTCCATCGACGACGAGACCTTACTTAACGCGGAGACGACTAGAGACGCCGCCTACCAGACGTACTGTCGCGTCATGGGCTTCGGTATATCGCCCATCCTGTCCGACAGCAGCGACGCCTCCTCAATCCTCGACCGCTGGATGAAAATCACCAACAGTGAGGTGGTGTGGACCGGGTACACCCTCAAATTCGTCCCTTACGCGTACAACACCATAACCGGGAACGGCGCGGTTTTCGTCCCGGACACGGCCCCCCGGTACACTCTCACCGACGCCGATTTCGTATCTAAGGGCGTTGACCCTGTCGACGGCTCGCGGGTTGACCCGGCTGACGCTTACAACCGGCTAGTCATCGATATCAGGGAGCGCGACAACGAGTACAACGGTCTCCCGGTTGAGTGGAAAGACCAAGCTCTAATTGACGTCTACGGCCTCCGCCCCGCCTCCAATTTCAAGGCGGACGAAGTCTGTGACGTAACGATGGCGACGAAGGTCGTCGCTCTGATGGGTAAGCGGGGGGCGTATCTCCGAAACGAGTACTCCTTCACCCTCGGCGCGGAGTACTGCCTCCTTGAACCGATGGACGTCGTCGAAGTTGTCGACCCTCGCCTCGGGACTTTCTTGGTGCAAATCAAGGAAATTGAGGAAAACGACGACGACGAATTTCAAATTATAGCGCGTGAAATTTCGAGCACAGTGTCCACCTCGACCGGCGCGTCGCAGGAGCCTATCGGCTCGGTACCGCAGAACACCGGAGCGGACCCCGGCGACGTAAACCCGCCCATCATCTTCGAGCCACCAGCCGACTTGTCGAACGGTGTGCCAGAAGTTTGGGCCGCAGTCTCGGGCGGCGACGGTACCGATGCCACCGATGTGTGGGCCGGTTGTTTTGTCTTCGTCTCTGCCGATGCGGGCGTCACCTATCAGGCGATTGGTCAAGTAGAAAGCCCTGCTCGCCAAGGCAAGTTGACCGCCAACTATGCCGCGTACATGGGCGCAAATCCTGACAGCACGAACGTCCTCCGGGTCACGCTGCGCATGTCGAACGGAGACCTCCAGTCAGTAACGCCCGCCGAGGCCGAGGACGCCGCTACCCTGTGCGTCATAAAGGACGCCGGAGGTACCTTGGAGTACCTCTCTTACGAGGACGCTGCACTGACCGGGGCGAACGCCTATAACCTATCGGACGTGTGGCGCGGACAGTACCGGACGACGATGGGAGCGCACCTCACCAATGCGCAGTTTGC